TGTTCCAACAATTCCTACAACAATTTAATGGCAAATATGTAGACTTCGATGGAGTATATGGTGCGCAATGCTTTGATTTAGTAAATAAGTGGTCAACTTTTCTAGGTTATAGACCATTTACAGGTCTTTACGCTTATGGAATATTTGACCAACCACAGGGTAATTATACACAGATACGCAACTCACCTACTGCCGTACCACAAGCGGGTGATATAATAGTATGGAACAGTAAATATGGTGGTGGTTTCGGACATACTGCTATCGCTTCAGGAGTAGGTGACACCAATTCGTTTGAGAGTTTTGACCAGAACTTCCCTACAGGCTCTGGGAGTCATTTAGTACGACACTCGTATGATGGAGTTATAGGGTGGTTACGACCAAATAAATTAACAACAGGAGATAATAATATGGCAGTTATAGGAAGTGGCGAGAATTGGTACGCTAGACTCGATAAGTTACATCAACAAGTAAGAGGTCGTTCACTAGGCAGAGATGTATTTAATGCGTTTGTGGGTAAGGATTTACTATCGTTTGTAGAAGCGGTGAGTGATGACAAAGAAGCAGATATCGTACAGAATTACCAAAATGTAGGAGCGATTGCGGTCAAAGATAAATGGCAACAACAAATCTACGACTTACAGGCTCAAACAAAATCCCAACAATCAGCTCTAGATGAAATGGGTAAACAGATACGAGAGTTACAAGCTCAAATAAGCGTTCAATCAGACGACACCAAACTTCTTAACGGATTTGGTGAATGGTTACAAAAAATAATAACTAGAATTGGAGTGAAGAAATGACAAACGAATTATGGACAATCGTAGGAGTTTTAGCAATAATAGCATTAGTAATATTTATAGTAAGGAGATAATTATGTTAGAAGTAGTAGTAGATTTCGTAAAGAGAAGCCGTAAAGCAATAGTAGCCTTTGTGCTTACCGCTTTAGTTAGTTGGTTAGCTAAAAAAGGTCTATCGGTAGATGTAGAAGTACAAGAGTCAATCAGAGTATTATTAGAGGCAATATTTGTAGCGGTGGCAGTATGGCTCGTACCAAACAAGAAATAGAAGACTGGGAGTTAGATCAGTCTAAGGTATGTCTTATAGATAACCCCGATTGTGAAGCTTGCCAGTAAATAATAAAAATATATAATAGGGACTAGGAGATTATTTATGTTTAAATCAAAAAAAGTATCAGTATATAGATCAGAGGGTATTGTTAAGACTGTTAACAAAACACCTCGTAGAACTAACCAAGGACCAGATGAAACAGTATGGTCAGAGGGTGGCTGGAACAGAGAAGATAGCGTTTCAGGATCACAAGATGTTAAAGTAGTACGTGGTAAAAGTAAATCAGTAAAACAAGCTAAGTAGTTGACAAAAGCATTACTACTTTGATATAATACCTACATAAACAAGGAATATGTTAGGATCTTGAGCAACCAGTAATAGCACGATCCGCTTATTATGAAAACAGCAGTTGTTTCGATAATCGCAGTTCTCGCCCTAGTTCCAAATCTTAATTACACAGTTCCCACTTTAGACACGCCACAATCAAATGCGGTAGTGTCTAATTTTGTTAAAGAAGAAATCAATCAACCACAATTCCCAGACCGAACTGATGCTCACCAACACGCAGTAAACTTAGATATAGCCAAAGAAGCAAGCCGATTACAGGCGATTGAAGCCGAGAAACAAGCTCAAGCAGTACAAACTACGAGTATAACTCAAAACACGCCCACAGCAGCCCAGAATGGCTCTTGTATGGACTGGATTAGACAAGCAGGTGTGACAGATGTTCAAAGTGCCTATACTCTAATAATGCGAGAGAGTGGCTGTAATCCTAATGCGGTTAACCCCTCATCGGGAGCTTGTAAAATTCCTCAAGCCTTGCCATGTTCCAAACTTCCAACAAACGACCCAGTAGAACAAATAAAATGGATGCAGAATTATTGTATAAGTCGTTATGGTAGTTGGTCTGGTGCGTTGGCTCACTCTAACTCTGTAGGTTGGTACTAATGGAGTTCTTAGGTTGGTTCTTCTTTGGTTTTATATTAGGTGGGTTAGTATTTAGTGTAGCTGTTATTATATTGTTTGACTTAGATAGGGATGTGATAGAATAAGAGTTACACTTTCAGCTGCAGCAAAAAGACCTCTAAAACTTCATTGTTCTAAGGGTCTTTTTTAGTACCAAAACTGAAAAATAATTTGCCTATACTAAAGCAAAGAAAATTGCCGAGCCAAGACTTTTACAGGTTAGGGTGGTGAGTAGTGTCATTGACATTGTTAATTACTTGTGTTATACTAGATTTAAGCTTAATTGCTGAACCTTGAAAATGTGATAGCGGAAATGGACTATTATGGAACAAGAAACTCTTAACAGACTATGTGAGAACTGTGGTAAGAAAAATGCAAGCCGACAAATGTGTAACGGAGATAAAAAGTGGCATTGGCACGGAGCTGTTCATAGACGAGAAATTAACGGACATAGGGGCGGACTTCAAGACCTATGTAATGATTGTATAAAAATAGATAAATCTGAATGGGAAGTAAAAATCCCAATAAAATAAAAACTGCCCGAAGGCAGTAATTACTAACTAACTAAAGTCTATCACATATTCGAGTAAATTGCAACCCTACGGGGTTGCTTTTTTAATAGTCAAAACCCCTCGTCTTTGAGGGGTCTTTAGTACCAGCCGTAGCTTATCATAGGTAGGGGTGTTTCAATGATTGGAGTTGGTGTATCAACCGCAGTTGCTCACGTTCCAGATAATCAATCGTTGCTACTAGAGAACGATGTAGCATACGCTTTTGGTAAAGCTCGACATCTAGTCCGTTTAGTTCCAACTCTATGGCGTTGATTTGGTCAGCTTTTTGCATCTTAGTTCACCTCTTATCTTGTCGGATTGATTAGAATAAACCAAACCATTAGAAAACCAACTAGTATCAGCAATCTCACAAACGTGATACCACAGATACATCGTCAAAGACACTACCTCAAAGTCTTTGTGGCAGAGTGGACAAGTAGCTCTCATCTCAACTCCCAGAATAGGTGGACAGTAATTCCTGACCATATAACGATTAGCAGTACACGCCAAGTTGGGTCATGCAAGGCTCTACCGAAAGCGATTGAGAGTGATTCGTGGTTGACCCAATCCCACACTACGATATACATTGCCAGTATTACCCAGCCAACTTCACCACGAAACTTCATCACTTCCCCCAGTCGATGTTGGAAATATCGGACGTATCTTCTAACACTCTAGTGAAGTAATCCACCATTGATTCTTGTTCGATGTCGAGTACATCGTGAAAGAATATCTTAGCAAACATCTTAATGGTTTTCTTGTCTGCATATTCCTTAGTGATGGTGTGCCACTTCAGTAGGTTAGTACCCTCGATGTATTCATTCAGTTTGAATATCTTATAGACCGAGCCACACACGCAATGAAACTCCACCATATTGTACATTGGTTGACGCAAGAAGATATAAAAGACAACATTTTTCTTAGTAGCGGGATTTTTAGTTCCGCAATCAGGACAGTTGAAGTTTACTCCTTTTAGGCTCATTACTCCCCCAGAGTGTCGTCTATCAACCCCAGTATGTAGTCAATGCGTTCAGAGTGAGGTAAGCACCTACCCCTGCAATCTTTACAGGCGTCTATCTTTTGGTGCATCTCTTCTTCACTAGGCATTTTAGGCGGTGTTGAGTTTCGATGTATCTCAACGTGTTGTTCTCTAGTGACCATTTGAATATGGCAACTAAGTGATCTAAAAGCCCACGCTACTTTAGACTTACGATAAGCCTTTCTTGGAAACCAAAGATGATGCTTCTCTTTACGTTCCACGTGATCCCCCTAGTCAAGGTACTAATTTAATCGTACTCTTATAAAAGTTTGTGTCAAAGACTTGCAATTAAATGGCTGTAGGTTTATTATTATTAGTAACCAGATATTACCTATTTGGTTCAAATTAAATAGAGTGTTCTATTGACACGGAGGGTGTTCGTGTACTATCCTATAAGTAATAGGTAATATCGTTAGCCCTCGCAAGTCGGGGGCTTCTTTATTTGGTGGGTATATAATAACTACAAACTAGTTATGAGAACCTAAACAAACATCTCACAAGCCCTATACAGCACAATGCCATACCTAAAGACCTATCGGTCAACGTGGGTAACAAAATCTTTACTTAATGGGGAGCGTACGCTGGCGTTAAATGAAGTCGAGGAGTCGATTTGAAACATTATTGTAAAGTAATAGTAGTTATATAATAATTTATTAAAGCCTTATTAAAGTTTAGGGGGCAGTGCTATGCAATGTGAATTATGTGATAAAAAGGCAACAGTGAGGCACCATCTTACCTATGATAATTACGGTAATGAACAACCTGATGATTTAGTAGATTTATGTAAAAGCTGTCATTTTCTTGTACACCTTGACAACACAGGCAAAAAGATACCACTAGATAATCGTAGTTTAGCTAATAGATTCGATCACTATATCAGACTAAAGAATAGTACGAATACAAAGAATATAGGTAAGTATGGCAATATATACGGACAACTAAGGATTAAGGTTGAAGAAGATAAGGACAATAAACCATATATTACAATTATGCGTTCTGGCAGATCTGTATACATACTTAGTGATGAGCTAGAACATTTAATTAACGAGCTAACAAAAGTAACTAAAAGCTCGCACCACTGGGAGGGGATGCGAGCAGAGATATACTAGCACAAAAAAGTATAAAAAAAAAGCATTACAACTACTTGACAAAGCATTAGCGTGTGAGTTATACTAGAAGTAATATTAAATTAACTGGGAGAAATAAAATGTTCAACGACAATGACCGATTACAACAAATGGAAGATAACTTCAATGGTGGAGATATGTTCCAAGCACTAGGCAGACAACAAGACACTATGAGAAGTGCTGCACTATTTGCAAGACAAGAAACTTGCGAACACAAATATAAAGACTTTAGAGAAGACACAGCCGTATGTTTAGACTGTGATCTTGACGTTAGTGATGTTCCACTAACAGACGCAGAAAGAGAGAGTTTGCGATGAGTAGCCCAGACCCAATAAGCGAAGCAGAAGAATTCGGTGAGAATATGTTTCAAAAAGGTAGGCAAAGTGCTTTTTTGGAAGTACAGTTATTGATACAAAAAGAACTAAATAAAATTGAGGAAAACAAATGAGTGAGATAGCAAGCATGATACCTGAATGGGTTTTTAACGTAATAATTTTAATAAGTGTACCTGTAGTATGTTATAAGGTATGGAAATGGAGTATAAGTGGCAGATAAAAGTTTACAAAGCAAAGCAATAGACATCAAAGGTAAAAAATACGTTCTAGTAGCCGATAGAATAATCTATTTTAATGAGAATTATACCAATGGATCTATAGTAACTAAGATACTTAGTGATTTAGATGCAGATAGAGTAGTTATTAAAGCAATCGTTACCCCACACCTAGAAGAGCCCGCAAGACGCTTCGTAGCTCATTCTCAAGCTGTCTGGGGTGATGGATACATAAATAAGGCATCAGCTATTGAGAACTGCGAAACGTCAGCCGTAGGGCGTGCTTTAGCCTTAATAGGTATAGGTGTGATTGATAGCGTAGCTTCAGTTGATGAGATCAACAAAGCCGAAGCACAAACTAAAACCCAAGACTTACTACCTACCTTTGTAAAAGAAGTTGGAGATATATTAGATGGTAAGGGTATAACCGAAGCATCAGATAAACAAAAACTTATCAAGGTACTTTCTAACGGAGAACCGCTTAACAGTTCTGGGTTAGCTAGAATTAAAAAAGAAATAATTGGTGCTCAATCTGACACATTAAAAGAAATAATATTGGGGGCATGATGAAACTACACGATAGAGTAGAACAATCACTAATGTATAACTACAACTTAAGAAACTCAGACAAGATGTTGTTGATCCATGAGTGGGAGAAAGATGGGTTATTCTTAACTCTCGAACAACAAATGATATTCATGACTAAATGTAAAACAGCCGAGAGTATCACTAGAGCTAGACGATTACTTAAAAGTAAATACCCAGCAACCAAAGAAGTAACCGAAGCTAGGTATAAAAAGTTTGAAGAATATAAACATAATGTAGGGAGAGTGTAATGTCAGGTAATTCAAAAGGTGGAGTAAAAGCAACACACACCACTAAACAACGTCATGGTGATGACTTCTATGTAAAAATAGGGGCGTTAGGTGGATCTAAAAGCAGAAATGGTGGCTTTGCACAGAACCGAGAACTAGCTAGAGAAGCTGGTCGGATTGGTGGTAAGAGAAGCCGTAGAGGTGCTATTGAAAGATTAAAGGATCAAGAAGCTAGAAAAGAAATCGAACACAGTATGTGGAAAGAGAGCAAGGGTTTATGAAGAAGTTTATTATACAATTAGAAACTAACCTAGACTTATTCGATATAGCCAAGATAGTAGATAAGTACGAGAAGATTGGCTCTATAAAAGTAAAATCAATAGTCCAAGACTTTCAAGAAGAGTATGTAATGCCAGAGTTTAATAATAAAGAAGTAAAACGCTTCTTTGATTATACAGATCAAATAATAAATGAGGGTAAAGATGAACAGAGTAGAGAAAAATAGCCACATAGTAAGAGTAGCTTTTTATACTATCTTAGTAGCTATAGGTATGTATTTAGTAGTATTAGTGCTTGGGTATGTATTAAATCAAATGCACGAAAGTTATTGTAGAGCTAACTTAGATGGGCAGTATCTGAACGCTTGTTTAGAGAAAGGGGTATGGTCAGACTGATGAAACTAAAGAAAGCAATTGAACTAGAACCAGGTAAGCACTACATGATAGAGATTAATAAGTTACAGGTTAAAGGTAGTGATTTAAAACAGTTTATTCACTCTCTAACAGATGCTGGTATAACCCCACATATAATATTTACATATAGTGGTGAAGCAGTAAGAGTTGTACCACAGGAGAAGTTAGATGAGTAAACCAATAACTATACCCACCCACCGACATACGCCTAAAAGACGACCTAGAAGCCAAAACGTAGTCTACTGCAACTGGACAAGTGAGTACGGCGAAAGTAAGACTATGGTGGGTTTATCGAGGTTTACCCCTCTAGTCCAAGACATTAAAACAGGCTTACCAGACCCAATAAACTTAGTCCCACCATTTATACCATTTGAAAACGACATTATGGGTGATTGGAACGATAAGGATATGGAAGAACAAGTAGAACAAGACGCAAAGGCTGTAGCTGGGGTGTTTGGTCTAGACTTTAATAAAACAGGAACGTTCACGATAGGCGAAAAGCAAGGAGAGCTAATCCTGAAAAAAAAGAATAAACCCTCTCTACTAACTAAATTAAAGAATAGGTTTAAGAAATGAATACTATACGAGATATATTAGACAAAATGATTTGGGACATAGCCCTAGACGATGGTGTTGGTGATGGTGAAAAACAGATTAACCAAGCCCTAAAAGAAATCTCTGAACTTCTACTAGAGTGTTCAGATGTAGAGAGTATAAGCAAAAGTGAAACTTTCTTAGAGGGGTACGCAACTGCCAAAGACGAAATCAAAGCTAACTTACTCGAGGCACTACAGTGAAAACTAAACCACTAGAACAGAGAATAGAAGAGATACTAGCATATTACGAAAGTGATGGCAGTAACATAACAATGCCCAAAACTGTAGAAGCTATCTCTAACCTAGTAGAAGAAGAAGTTAGGAAGGCTCTTGCCAAGAGAGGTATTGAATACTGGACAGTAGACGAAGCAGAAGCACTACAAAACCTCAAGGAACTATCTAATGAATAAAGACACTAAAGGCAAGTACAGGCGATGTGTGAACAAGGGCTGTAGGTTTAAGGCAAATGATGCTCTTGTGCCAGAACCATACGAAGCATTTGACTTAAAAGGCAAGCACATAACACTATTTGGCTGGACTTTGTATCTATACAAGAATGAAGTGCAGTACCAGACAGATATATGCGACCAATGTTATCTAGATGCACAAGCTTCACCAACAGGAGATTTTTGGTTATGAATAAAGACACTATAGAGCTAGTAGCATATATTAAGAGTCTAAAGGTGAACAACATATCAGAAGCTCATACTTTATATAATAACGAAGTAGAAGCATACACAAAGGGTTACAGAAAGGGCTTTGATATGGCAAAAGCAATAATTCTAAACCAACTTAAATCCAACAAAGAGTAGTTATGAAGATAGATCCAGCAGATAAAATATTCAGTCAGTATGTCCGTCTAAGAGATAGGCGTTGTATGCGTTGTGGATCGCAAGTACAGCTAAACGATAAAGGATTACCCGTAAGTCATCAGAACTCTCACTACTTTGGTCGTACCAGAGAGGGTACACGCTTTGAACCTGATAATTGCGATACGCTTTGTCATGGGTGTCACCGCTTCTGGGAGAAAGAGGACAGAGAAGCGTATAGACAATTCAAGGTAAAACAATTAGGTCAAAGACGCTACGATTCACTAACGTTACAAGCTAGTTCGTATTGTAAGAAAGACAGGAAGCAATCGTTATTCGTAGCAAAGGAACTATTGAAGTCGTTATGAAAATTAAACACACAGTTGAATACTACGAAGATGATATGTTTGATCAGGCGTTTCTAGCTTGGATACAATCTTTACCAGTAGGATACCTTGCTTTATTGTACCAAGAGTGGTATAACAGACGGCAGATTACCGACAGAGAGATAGAAGAGTTCACGGAATCTATAAAGAAATGGAAGTTTTATGCGTAAGTGGATAGTCATATCAATACTAATTGGGTTTATACAGCTAGGAGCAATTCTAGGGCTATATAAGGCTATAAACAAACCTAAGCCAGTCCAACCCCAAATAGAGCAAAAAGTCGTTCAAACACAACCAGAATACGTCTTAGACCCCTATATAATCCAACTAGCCGATGAAGTAGGTATAAACAAAGAAGACCTAAAGAAACTCCAAGTAAGCATAGTAGACACAAACCTATGCGGTGCTAACCCAGACACGATAGCTTGTTATAGTAATAGTAGGTTATACATAACAGTAAAAGCTACCCAAAGAGATCGACTTAAACAACGTGTTGCTCTTGCCCACGAATACCTGCATTACGTGTGGACTAAAGATAGAGATGCCCTAGAGCCTGAGTTACTTATAGTCTACAAGCAGAATAAGGGATACTTTGATGCACGACTAGCCAGTTATTACGCAAGTGGAATGAAGATAGGTGATAATCAATTTTATAACGAACTTCACTCTTTTATAGGTACGGAAGTATCTGATAGCAAGCTACCACCTAGACTATTAGATCACTACAGAAAGTACACTAATAGAGGTGCGTTACCTAGCTATATTTGACCTATAAGTTAAAAAGTGTAGTATGTAATTAAATGACGTACTAAATGGAGAGTGTTAAATGGAATTTATTGCAGAGATAAAACGTACTAGCCAACGTAAGGCAGCATCATTAGATAATATCTACCAAATAGTATTAGAAACAGACAATCCATTACTATTAGATTTGGGGAAGTTACCTGCTGATACTTTAGTTAAATGTAAACTAGAGGTACAAAATGGCTAAGGTTGGAAGACCTACCAAGATAAATGATGAAGTCATAGAACTGTTGCGTCAAGCGTACCTAGTCGGTGCTACTAACGCTGAAGCCTGTGCTTATGCGGAAATAGGGGAGAGAACATTATATGACTATTTAGCCGAAAACGAAGATTTTTCGCAGAGAATAGACGAGTGGAAATTAGCTCCTATATTAAAGGCAAAAACAACAGTAGTAAATAAGCTTAATGATGTTAAAAACGCTCAATGGTATTTAGAACGTAAAGCCAAAAAAGAATATGGTGCTAATGTAGATGTAACTACTGATGGCGATAAGTTAGATGGTTTAGTGGTGATTAAATACGATGACTCAAACGATACGCCTGAGTAAATGGCAATCACAGGTATTTGACGATCCTACTCGTTATATTGTAATTAATTGTGGGCGTAGAGCAGGTAAGACATTTCTAGTAGTACCTAAGATACTAGACTTTGCTTCTAAGAACCCTAAATCAATAGTATGGTATGTAGCTCCTACTTATAAGCAAGCTAAACAAATAATGTGGTCAATGCTTCGTGAGATGATACCAATACATAGTATCCAAAAGAAGAATGAACAAGAGCTTACTATTCTATTGAAGAATGGATCAGAGATAATGTTAAAGGGTGCAGAAGACCCTGATAGTTTACGTGGTGTACGCATAGACTTTTGTGTGTTTGATGAGTGTGCTTTTATGAGCAAATGGGAAGAGGATTGGAAAGTAATACGACCTACCTTAGTAGACTCAAAGGCAGCTTGTTGGTTCATATCCACACCTAATGGGTTTAATCACTTTAAAGATATGTCTGAACGTAAAGATAATGACTGGAAGTATTTTCACTTCACAAGTTATGACAACCCTTACTTAGACAAACAAGAGCTAGACGATGCCAGAGCTGACTTAGATGAGGACTCATTCCAACAAGAGTTTATGGGTGAGTTTAGAAAGATGGCTGGACTTATATATAAGAACTTCAATAGAGATACACACTTAGTTGATTTACCTGATCTAACTGGTTACTCACACTTTAGAGCACTAGACTTTGGTTTCGGACATAATGCAGCGTTAGGTTACTTTGCAGTCAATCCTGACGGAACTTCTATTTATATGTATGACGGATTATACAGAAACGAATTGGACACCGATCAACTAGCTGACACTATTAAGATTAAAGACGGGCAAACGCATATAACAAACGCTTGGGCTGACTCTGCACAACCACAAACGATTAAGGACTTATCTAATAAAGGAGTTTACTTTGAGCCTGTGGAAAAAGGCGTGGATAGTGTTATAAAGGGTATAGCTAATGTATCTGCATTACTGAAGATAAGACCAGACACAGGTAAACCTACGTTAATGTTCTCTAAACACCTTACTTGGGTAGCTGACGAACTCGAACAATATAGATGGGTACAGAATAAGAATGAGAACGCACCACACAGAGAAGTACCACTAAAGAGAGATGATGATGCTGCTGATATGATTAGATACTTCGCTACAAGTTATAATAAAGCACCAGAAAGAGCCAAGCCTATGCAACGTAATTACGATCCTGTAACGGGTAGATTATTGAGCTAACTTGACAAGACCATAAGCGGTGTAGTTTAATTATATTAAATGGAGGGAATAAAATGAGTAAAGAAACTTATCGTACAAGTGACATCGGCATAGCCGCATACTTACTTTACTCAGGACTTGAACTACTTGGTCCCGTTCCCACTAAAGACCCATCAAGACATTCGTTATACTTTTTAGACTCCGAAGACAGACCAGAGCTTGTTGAGGAGTTTTTGTCTAATAAGGGCTCAGTAGTACCGAAGCAATTCGCTAAGTGTGTGCATAAGATAGCTAGAGAGTTAAGGAATCCAGTACAATGACTCTCGGACTAGCCATGATTGTACTCAACGAAGTGGAAGATGTTGATAGAATACTCAAGTTAGTTGATCCATACATAGATAAAGCTTTTATAACTATCACATCTAAAGAACGTGAAGCAGACTTCAAAAAGATAAAGAACGATAAGGTAGAGTGGTCTTACTTTGAGTGGTGTGATGATTTTGCTAAAGCACGCAATTATAATATGAAACACGTAGATACTGATGTGTGGTTCTGGCTGGACTCAGACGATACTATAGAGGGAGTAGAAGAGATACCTAAACTCGCTAAGGCTGTATGGGAATCTGGTTTAGATGGGTTGTATCTTCCGTATAATTATATGCAGAACGAACAAGGCGAGTGTATTGCTTGGCACGATAGAGAGCGTATTTTACGTAGAAACCACCCGTTTGAATGGAAAGGTGCTATACACGAATCACTTATAAGTAATGGTATCCCTCAATTAGATAAGGTATCTAGTCCGATAATTAAACACAACAAAACCATAGACGAAGTACCTGTAAGTGCAGATCGCAATCATAAAATCCTTTTAAGAGAATACAAGAAAGGTAAAGACCCACGTATCACGCATTATCTAGGGCTAAGCTACTTTATGAAGCGTAAATACGATAAGGCGGTTGAGAAGCTATTAGAACACATCAAAACAAGTGGTTGGGCTGAAGAACAATACAGGAGTTGGTGCAAGATAGCTGAAGCACATATTATTACTGAGAACTACGATAAGGCTCACGGGGCTACTGATGCTGCTATTAAACTCTTACCTGATTATAGAGAAGCCTACTATATTAAATGTTTGATATGCTCACAACAAAACGAACACCATAACCTTATAGAGTGGTATAAGAACGCTATATCTCACGACCAACCCGACACCATGAGTGTGATAGATCCTACGTATGAGATACGTACACTTGTAGAAGTGGCTAACGCCTACGTACAAGTAGGTATGCCAAAAGAAGCCTTTTATGCTCTTAGAAAGGTTTTAGAACTCTCACCTAAGAATGACTTTGCTAAGAGAATGTATCCTATCTTTGAATACGGATACCTAGAAACCAAAGCGATTGAATACATACAATACATAGATAAGTTCTATAAGGAAGCTAAGGGTGACAGAGAGAAGCTTTTAAGAAGCCTACCACCTAGCATATATAGTGATCCCAGACTAAATGATATCCGTACCGAAGTAATCCCACCTAAAAAATGGTCAGATAAGTCAATAGTTATTTATTGTGGACATACACTTGAGGTGTGGGGACCAGATACGTTGAAACAAGGTATGGGCGGATCAGAAGAAGCTGTTGTGTATTTATCACGGGAACTGGCTAAGTTGGGCTATGAGGTGACTGTTTATAATGAGAGAGATGAAGAGTATGTAGATGGTGCAGTTACTTACAAGCCCTGGACAGAGGTTAATCAGTTCGATAAGTTTAACATCTTTGTAGCTTGGAGAGCACCAGAACTGGCTAAGAATATAAACGCTAGACTCAAAGTTGTTGACGTGCATGACGCTTTAGAAGAGAAACGTATCATAGTGGCTAGTGAGTATATAGATTTATTCTTGGTTAAAAGCCGATACCACAAGAGCCTATATCCAAGTGTGAATAAGATAAAAGTAATAAGTAATGGAATAAAGGAGTCGTATGAAGATACTTCAAACTAACGAGGGTGTACTACTTAAAAGATGGGGTAAGGTTTATTGGTTGGTACCAGACCAGATGTTCTTTACGGAAGTTCCTGTATTAAGTGGTAAAAAGGTAGAACAATTAAACAAAAAGGTGAGAGATGCAGAGAGTCAAGAAACCAAATAGTATAGGATATTTCAGCTCGTATGACAGAGGTTTAGAGTGTCTTTTGGATATGTGGGATCAGATACTAGAACAAAACCCTGACGCTACGCTAGATATTTATTATGGGTGGGATATATTCGATGCTGTTCACAAACAAAACCCTGAGCAAATGAAGTGGAAGTGGACTATGATTCGCAAGATTAACGAAGCTAAGGGTGTTACTGAACATGGGAGAGTATCACACGAAGACTTAAACGAAGCTATGCGTAGTATTAAAGTATGGGCTTATCCTACAGAGTTTAACGAGATAAACTGTATTACTGCTCTTAAAGCTCAAGAGGTTGGTTGTATACCAGTCACTACGGGTTGTTATGCACTAGCTGAAACAGTCGTGAATAATCGTTACACAGTTAAGTGTGAAGACATTTACACCAATGAGAAGAAACAACAACAATTTGTAGACAACATCATACACGCCCTCAAAGACAACGACCCTATAGATAAAGTACCCGATGTATACTGGTCGGATATTGCTAAGAAGTGGGATAAGGAGTTTGTATGATATACGATGTAACTCCCTTTTATAATGAACTAGACGTACTAGACTTCCGTTTACATCATATATACGATCACGTAGATAAGATTGTAATTGTAGAGGGCGATAGGACTTATCCAGGTACGAAGTATGACTCTATGTATCTAGCTAATAAGGACAGATATAAGTGGGCTGAGGATAAAATTATTCATATAACAGTTCCCCTTAAAGAAAACCCTACCAATAGATGGGAGAACGAAGCCTTACAACACGATGGTACGATTATGGGCTTTTTAGATGCTAAACCTGATGACTTAATCTTTTGGACTGTAGGCGTAGATGAAATTATCAAACACGAATACTACCATCGAGATTACGATGTACCGCATTGTCTATCGTTAGATAATTATTATTATTATTTCAATGGTAAGGATATTGGCGAAAAGCCAGACCACCCAATGCCAATGGTGTTTAAGTACAAACACTTAGATACTAATGTACAGACGTTCTGGGAACGTAGACATAGCTTTCCTACTATAAACAGTGCAGGTTGGCATTTCTCTTACTTAGGTGGAATTGATCTAATTAAACAGAAGCTAGAAGCCTATTCACACGTAGAGAACGATACCGAAGAAGTGAAAGCTAAGTTAGAAGAGAACATCAAAGCAGGTAAGGATATATTCGGTAGACCAGACCACAAGTTCGAGTTCGTTCCAATAGATGACACGTTCCCTGATGAGTTAGTTAATAATCAAGATAAATATAAGGAGTTAATATGGCAACACTAATTATAGGCGGTAGAGGATACATAGGATCAGCACTACGAGAAGTAATAGAAGCTGATTATATAGATGTGTTTGATAGTTGGAACAAGTTCGTAAACTACGACACTATTATATTACTTGCGGGTCACTCATCTAAGCCTATGGGTGAGAACCGACCACACAGAGCATGGCATGAGAATGTGACACAGTTTAAGTGGTTACTGGATAACCTACGTGATGACCAACGCCTTATATACGCTTCTAGTGCATCGGTGTATAACAACATAGCAGGGGTACCAGACGAAACTTGTGCTGAGTTCTACCCGATGAATATGTACGACCTATCTAAGTATGTAATAGATCAACTAGCTATCCAATCAGGCAAGCATACTTACGGACTACGTTTCTGTACTGTTAATGGATACTCACCTGTATTGCGAGTAGATCTAATGATAAACAAAATGGTAGAAGACGCTAAGACTCTTAAAAAAGTAACTATTAAGAACGGACAGCTTACCCGCCCTATACTAGGTATGCAAGATTGTGTACGGGCTATTAAGACTATCG